TTCACGATGCATCTTTTGAATCCTTAAAAGCAGGCACTGTATTTAATTCAGATGCAGCGGCTGCAGAACTTATGCAGATGCAGTTAGAACATGCTCACATCTGATGATAAATTCCGCTTTTCCATTAAAGCAACTTCAAATTCAACGGATGTGGTATTTCAGAAGGATGTCTATAATGCAGGGAAAACCTATATTGACCTGCCAATTACCTTAGGAGAGTTAAATAGTCTGGCTCCGGATACCTATGTCTATGATATTGCCATTATTAACAGAAACACTCAAAAGATTACAACGCTTATCTGGTCAGCGTATTTTATGATTAAGGGGGTGGCTCATAATGTCGATTGAAATAGAGGTCAGTGCGTTTAATAATGCAGAAGGTAAGGCACTTGAGGTAGGCGAATATGGTGCAGAGGTTGCCAAAGAATACGCAGATAAAGCTTTTGAGTATGCTGAAAGTGCTAAAGAAAGTAAAAATCTTGCTGAAGCCTGGGCAGAAAGCAACGAGCCACCGACAGGAAGCGAAACACGTTCTGCTAAGAACTGGGCAGATGTGGCCAGGCAGTGGGCAGAAAGCGATGCAGATCCGGACGGCATAACAGATGTAAAATCAGCTAAAAGCTGGTCATCCTTATCTAAAGAATATGCTAATAACGCATCAAAGTCAGCGATAGCCTCTTCTAATAGTGCTTTAAATGCTGACTCATCTGCTAAGGCGAGCAGTGATAGTGCTAACGCTGCGGCTATATCTGAAAAGAACTCAGCAAACAGCGAAACGTCAGCCAGACAGAGTGCTGAAAATGCAGCTTCAAGTTTAGAAAAACTGGAAACCGTGGAGTTGCCTTTAAAAGCGGATCTTGCTTCCCCTTCTTTTACGGGATCACCTAAAGTGCCTACGGCGGCTCAGGGAAACAGCTCACAGATTATTGCGAGTACTTCTTTTGTCCAGACAGCAATTGCTGCACTCGTAGCATCTGCTCCCGGAACTTTGGATACCCTCAAGGAACTAGCTGCTGCCTTAGGAAATGACCCCAATTTTGCGACTACCATAACAAATCTTATTGCAGAAAAATTAGATAAAACTGCTAATGCAGTAAGTGCCACTAAAGCGGTACAGGACGGGTATGGAAATAATATTGTAAGTACCTATGCTACGAAAACCGAAATGACAGGGGGCATTACTAAACTTTCCACGGTTGCTTCGACAGGCAGTTATAGTGATCTTTTAAATAAACCTACTATTCCAAATAAAACAAGTCAGCTCACCAATGATAGCAATTATGTTGTTCAAGATACTAGCGGCAATGTGACTATAGCCGGAACTTTAACGGCAGCTAAAGTAGTAAACGCCTATTATAACGACTATGCTGAATTTTTCCCCAGAGGAGGAGAAACAGAAACGGGAGATATTATTGCTTTGGCTGATGGTGGCAAAGAATGCTACGAAAAGGCAACAGATAAGTCGATTATGGTGGTTGGCGTCCATAGTGATGAATATGCCCAAATAATTGGTGGAGAAACAGATGAAAATGGCAATGTGGATATTGGTAAAGTAATTCAAAACTATATCCCTGTAGCTTTAGCAGGAAGAGTGCACGTTAAGTTTTATGGTACTGCTATTGCTGGAATGAAGGTTGTTCCATCAGAAATACCCGGAGTTGGCAGAGCCTTTACTGAAGGCGATAAGGAAGATAGTGTTGTAGGAAGAATCGTAGCAAGCGACAGCTTTCAAAATGTAAGACGAGTAAAGATAATGGTCAGGAGGCAGTGATGGGGAGATTTTTAAAGCGAAGGATACATACAGTGTTTTTAATGTTGGGTAATAGTTGTAATATGAACTGCCGTTATTGTTTGCAGCATCCTTTGGTAAATCGGCAGCTGACAGAGAAAATTAATCCTGTCATATATGACTTCTTGAAAGAATGTGCTGATGAACTGCCAAAAGGACAGAAACTGCATATCCAGTTTTACGGCGGAGAACCGTTATTATATTTTGCAAACATTAAGACGGTAGTAGAAAAAACAAATGAATACTGTTGGTTTTCAGTTATTACAAATGGGAAGGCGGTCACCGAGGACATGGTGACCTTTTTTAATGCCAATAAAATGCCTGTAACTATTTCATGGGACGGAAGAAATGTGCTGGAAACCCGTGGATATGATGTATTTGCAGGTAAAGAAAAAAGAAAGCTTTTGCTGGGCATAGAGCAGCTTGGCTTATCCGCTGTTTTAAGCAGCAAAGCGTATCCATTGCAAATATTAGAGGATTTTCAGAGCATATCCGATGATTACTATAAAATTCATGGGTATCATGTGGGCATTAATATTGATGAAATTTTTAACACAGGGGATTTGCCGCAAGAACTATTAGCTGTAGATTACGCAAGAGTTGAGCAGGAAATGCTGGAGCTTGGCAAATTTTATCTGGAGAAAAGATTAAGCGGCAGTAAAACAGAACTGAAGGATTATACCAATCTTGCTTATGTGGATAGAATGTTTGGTATGTTGAAACGATTCTATGCTGAGGGAGATGGCAGACTGCATAAAAACTACTGCTTCTGCGGTAATGGGTATGATGTTATGAACTTGGATTTGGAAGGAAATTTGTATCCCTGCCATAACACCAGCAGCAGGGTGTGTACTATTGAAGATGGCTATTTTACTTACCTAAATAAGGTTATGGCATCAGATAACACTAAATTAAACCTAAAAGAATGCAATGCTTGTCCGGCAGCAGCCTTTTGCCGAGGGGGATGTAAACTAGTAGGAACTAAGGCAAGGCAGGAGGGTTATTGCAGACTAAAACAAGCGGTCTTTTTGCCGGTGCTTTCAGTTTTTGAAGAGTACGGCAGGCTGATGGCGGGTGAAGTAAATGGCGGTTAATGGAGCTATTTCTAAAACAACCTTTACGGAGACAACAGTTTCATATACCTCAAAAATAAGACCGGTGCATATTACCGAACTAAGAACAGCTATTGATAGGCTGCAAAGCTATGCGGCGAATGTTGATAATTGCGGCAACTGTACTTATTGCCAGACCTGTCAGAGCGCCACCTGCCAGAGTGCCGTGTGCCAAAGCCAGAGTTGTCAAAGCTTATCCTGCCAAAGCTGTCAAAGCTATAGTTGTCAGTCCATGCAATGTAATTGTGACTGCGGTGATGATGGGGGGTGAAGTGCTTAAATGGCTTATACAGATACAACCTTAAACAGTAATATTACGGTAAAAAAACTGCACATATCAGAATTGGCAGCAGCATTGACTGCCATGGCGGCTAATGCCAATAAATCATCCGCTATAAATTTAAGTGGCTTGACATATACCAAGGTGATAAGTGCAAATATTATGCTTTTAAGAACGGCGGTAAATAATCTGGAAACAAGTTTTTCAGGCAACTGCTGCCAGGCGAATTGCTGTCAGACCTGCCAAACCAGCTATTGCCAAAGCACTTACTGTCAAAGTTGCCAGGGGTGTCAAACCTGTCAGGGCTGCCAGTCGGTACGTTGTCAGTATTGCCAGACGGAATGTACGAATTGCAATTGTAACTGTAACTGCAGTAATTGTGACTGCGGAGATGATGGAGGTTGATGAAAATGATTATACAAGGCTTGATTTTAACAGATAAAGGACCTGTGGATATTAAAGAATTGAAACCGGGAGATAAAGTGCTGAACCAGCTTCATCGAGCTTTTGCAGTGAAAGAGATTCAAAACAAATCGGTGAGCGTGGCATATACCTTCGGTAAAAATCCGAAGCTTATTGTGTCTAAGGGAGCTATTTTAAAAACCGTTTATGGAAATAAGAAAGTTGCAGAAGCCGAAAAAACATCTTTTTATATGGCCCAGCCCAATATGCGGATGGTGAAAGATAAGGCCGAAAAAACAGTGGGAAAATACATAACCTATGAAATTAAAGCGGAAGGCTGTGATTCTATATTTGCAGGAAATTACTGTTTTAAATTGGAGGATAACGATGCTTAAGATATGTTTTAACGAGAGGTCTGATTCAGAGCATAAACTAAAAATAACCATCAAGGAGCTATGTGTCACCGCAGAAGTAACTTCTAAATATCCGGCAGGCTATGGCAAGGATACGATTGAAACTCTGCGACCTTATAACAGTTATACTCTGGTCGCTAGTCCTGGTAAGGTTAAAAATTATCGCAAGATGAGTAAGTCGGATTTTAAGTTTTTAGACCTTAACAGGCTGGGAGTCAGCGTAAAACTTGATTTTGCAGAGCTTTTGCAGCTCTACGGAACAGCAGATGTACTGCAGCTTGATACCGGAGTAATTGGTGGTGCGGAGCGGGATATTATTATCCGTGTTTTTGAAGGCAGACCTGAAAATACTGAAATAGAAGCCGATGAGGAGTATGAGGTAATAAGTTTTAATTCTGATGATTTGGTAACAGGCGATCACCCTAGGATGCATTTGTGGGACAGTTATGCTTTAAAGATTGGTGAGAGAATTCTTATGGCCAACAGGAAAGGAATGCCGCAAAGCGGTGATTTTACAATACCGATTGCTTTAGTGAAGGATAAGGATTATGTGGAGTTTGAGATTATAAAATACTCTGGTAATTTTGAAGGAGAAGAACTTACCCGCGATATTGATGATGACGATGTTACGATAGACAGCAGCTGCGGAGTTATAAACAACCGCAGAGTACAGCTTGAAAATGGCAGAGGTAATTTTAGACTTTATCCTATGGGGCATACAGGTATATTTAAGCTTAAGCTTGGCAGAAAGTGGTATGAGGTTTGGAATGAATACAACCTCATCCTGGAGGGTTAAAATGCAGGCAACTATTTATATGGGCAGTAAGTGCAATCTAAATTGTGCCTACTGCCACAGAGAAGAAGATGAGCGTGAAACGGGACTTTCAGCGAATCTTTTGGAGCAGTTAAAAAAGCAGGATAACCTTACCGTCAAATTTATGGGCGGCGAACCGACTTTATACATGGATGAAATAAAGCAGGTTGTAGCGGCTCTGCCAAAAGCAAAGTTTGCTATATGCACAAATGGCGTTAACTTAGAGGCGTATTTGCCATTTTTTAAAAAGCATGATTTTTTAGTATGTATCAGCTTTGATGGAGGGAAAAACTCTGAGCGAGGATTTGACCCCTTTACTAAGCTTATTGATTATCCAAAATTAGCTGTTTCTACTACGCTCCATCATGGGCATACCGATTTAAGATCAATTATTACATCCTTTGCCGCTAAGGAAAGAATTATTGGCAGGCAGTTATCTTTTTTCCCTCATTTTGCTCATGCTACTAACGATGCCAATGATAAATACGCATTAAGCCTTGGAGATGCAGATTACATCTTAAAACAGTACAAGAATATGGTCGGTAGTTTTATGGAACAGCGATTTAAATACGGTGTTCGTAACTTTCGCTATGAAGGAATGTTTACCGGATTATTAAAACGCTATCAAGCAAATTTGTTATGGGGAAACCTACTGCGTTAATAAGAATTTGAAAAAATATAACACCAAGGGAGAAAGTGTTACCTGCCTTTATATAAGAGATGAAAAGTTGACTAAAAACTGGAAAGCCGAGCAGCAAAGAGTTCTGGATGATAATTTTCCGGAATGCAAATACTGCCCGGTTTATTTTATGTGCGGTGGCGGCTGCCTTAAAAGTAAGAGCAGGGATATTGAATGCTATATCAATAAAGAACTTTTTAGCTGGTTTAAGGCTGAATACGAAAAGTGGAAAGGGGCAAGTTATGCCGATTAAGAATTTATTTGTTTTTCCGAATGCGGTTAACCGAAAGAATGATGCGGAAACGATAAAACTGAATATTGAAGGTAAAGTACTTAATTTTTATCACAATGACAGACTGAATATTATTGATACGGAGCTTTTACGAGAGGGAAGTTCTACGGTAGTTCTTAATAATGGCATTACGGATAATACCTATGTGCTTTATAACTTTAGGGAAATACTGCAGGTACTGGATATGCTGCCAAGTGAGTTTTTGACTAATCTATCTCAGCGGTGCTTTATGCAGATTGATAAAAGTGGCAGTAATGTTTTTATAAAAGTATTTTTGCTGAAAGGTATGAATGAGCTGCCCAGCGATACCAACAATTTTAGCTGTTTTGCTCACTATACCATGGATTATATCCATGAGCTTGATTGGAAATATAGCTGGACGATAAAAGATGTGAAGGCGACTATTAATGATGGTGTTTTGACGCTAAGCTTTGAAACTCTTATTTCTGACTTTTGGAAAACACCAGTCTTTATAAGTCATGCGGGGCAGAGTGTAAGGGTAAGCCATGGACATAATGCGGTGTCTTTTAAATATATACCCACTGAAAAGGTGTATTTTGGGGCGCAAAACTGTCGGTATACAGGCAGAGCGATTGATATGGAAAGGCTGATAGGGGGATAACTATATGGGGAAGGAAATATTAACAAGTATTTTAAGTGCCGGGATGGGTATGCTTTTAACCTATATCTTTACAGAGCTTAGAGCCAGAAATAAACGTCAGGATGCTATCCAGACCGGACTTCAGGCACTGCTTAGAGACAGAATCATTCAGGTTTATAACCATTATGTAACTGAAAAGAAGTGGATTCCCATTTACGCTAAGGACAGCATAGTTTCCTGTTATGAAAGCTATGAAAACCTTGGTGCCAATGGAGTAATAGACGATCTGATGGCTGAAATAAAAGCACTGCCAAATTACAAGGGGGAATAAGTGTGTTTGATAATGCAAAAGTAATCTTAGGCAATGTTCTTAGTACTGTAAAGGTGAAAATAAATGCTATGAGCAGGCCAATAAAGACTGTGATTGTAGGTTATTTTCTGCTTGTTGTGGTTTTGGTTGCTACGTATTATATTGCCTGGCTGTACCAATGGCATAATGGGCAGATTGTTATGAGTGATTTATTGGCGGTAATTAAAGAAATGATTGGGCCTGCTATGATAGGGTTTATGACCTTCATAGCAGGCTGTTTTATTGATATGAACAATAATGGAATACCGGACAAGTTTGAGGAGGATGAGAAGCATGAGAAAAATAACCTTAGATGAGTTAAGAGAAATGGCTCAAGCTGCTAAAGGCTATATTGATAAAATTTATGTACATTGGAGCGCAGGAAGGTACCATCAGTTTTTTGATGATTACCATATTAACGTAGATGCCGATGGAAGCATTTATGTCAGTACGGAGGATTTGACAGAGCTTTTGGCTCATACTTGGCACAGAAACAGCAGAACCATTGGTATCTGCATGGCAGCCTGTTATGGAGCAGAAGCACATAGTGGTTATAATACAGACTTTGGCGATTATCCACCAACGCAAGACCAAATCGATGGAGTGGCAAAGGTTGTGGCGGTTTTATGTGAAGAACTGAATCTGCCTATTGATTATGCTCATGTTAAAACCCACTGTGAGGCCGCGGAAGAAGATGATTATGGTCCATCAACAACTTGTGAACGCTGGGATTTATGGTATTTACCGGATGCACCGGTTACAAGTGAGTTAAAACCGGGCGGAGAAGTAATTAGGGGGAAAGCTGCTTGGTGGCAGAAAAATAAATAAAAGTCTGAAGAAAACGACCCTCAGAAATACGTTTTAAGCCGTTTAAATTTGAGGGTGCGTATGATTTGACCTATGAAAAAACTCTATTTTTAGCGAGGTGGTGAAATGCTGCATGAAAACAAAAAATACATTATTGTTGGTTTTGGCCTTTGTGTTTTACTTATGGCTGCCTGCTACTGGTTTCGCAGCGGAAAAGACGTACTGGATAACGGAGCAGGAGTTGAATCAGTTAGAGAGCAACTTGACTCAGCTGCAACAACTGAACGAGAAATCACAGAAGGAATTGAGTCTGCTGAAGATAAAGCTGCAGGAATCCAGGAGCGAATTGAACGCAGCGAAGGAGGAATCCGGGAAGCTGAGGAGCGAGCTGACTGTATTGAAGAAAACTTCGCAGATGCAGACGGACTTATTGCAGAGTGCCAACGCATCCTTGAAAATGTACGCAGAAGGGGAGAAGAAAAGACTGCAGGCAATTAAGAATCAGAGGAATGTAGCCTACGGAGTTGGAGCAATATTGTTATATGCTTTGGCGAGAAAATAAAATAGATGATTTGATGCCCACTGAGGATGAATTTCCTTAGTGGGTTTATTTTTTTGTATTTTTTCAAAACCGTCAGATTCATTACTTTCTCAAGGCTATTAGGTAGAGGGTCAAAAAACACTCTCGGAAAGGAGGCAAGACGATGAAACAAAATTTGAAAATCAGTGTTTTAAAGGAGCCAAAAGCAGACGGCATTCTTTCCTGCCGCACAGTAAGTGTACGTGAACGTATTTTAAGATTTTTCCTCGGCGGAAAACAAAAAATCACGATTCTTGTACCCGGTGACAGCGTAGAGAAAGTTGCTATTTGCACAGCTAAGGAAGGAGGAATGGAATCATGGTGTGAACGGTCATCTAAGGCAAAAAGGAAAAATAGCAGAATTAGCACTTGGATATGGCGGATCAGTCGGTGCATTAAAGGCTATGGGCGCATTGGAGATGGGACTTGCAGAGGAAGAATTGAAACCCCTTGTAAATGCCTGGAGAGCATCCAATCCAAACATCGTAAAGTTCTGGTGGGATGTTGACTCTGTTGTTAAGAAATGCATCAAGGAAAATAAGTCACAGAAAACTAATAATATTGAGTTTCATTGCATGAGTGGAATGCTATTTATAGTTCTCCCTTCTGGCAGACAACTTGCCTATGTAAAGCCTCGTATCGGTGAAAATATCTTCGGTGGTGAGTCTGTGACTTATGAAGGTGTAGGTGGAACGAAGAAATGGGAAAGAATTGAAAGTTATGGACCAAAATTTGTAGAGAATATTGTTCAAGCAATCTCTCGTGATATTTTGATGTATGCCATGAAGACACTCCGAACGTATAACATAGTGGCTCATGTGCATGATGAAGTTATCATTGAGGCAGAACCTCGAATGTCCATAGATAGCGTATGTGAGCAGATGGGCAGAGTTCCTCCCTGGGCAAAGGGGCTACTCCTTAATGCCGATGGTTATGAATGCGATTTTTATAAAAAAGATTAGTAAAAACATCAGATTTCACCTCCCGCCGTGGCTACCAGGTAGGAGGGGTTTTTTTATGAATGTTATTGAAGTGAAAGATGGCTGCCCTATCAAGGGTGAGATTGAACAGATGACAGATGAGCAATTACAAAATGAATACAACTTTTATATAGCAGAGAGCATTGTCGCTATGCTGCATAGAGAAGGCAAAATTACAGATGACGAAATTCACAAAATATCAGCATTAAACCGTCAGAAGTTCTCTCCAAAGTTAGCTGGGATTATGCCATAAAACCCTTGCTATTAGTGGCCTTTTGAGTGATATATGTAATGACAGAAAGTGAGGTGAGATGATGAAAAAGATAACAAAAATAAATGAATTGGAGAGATCACTATTATCTAAAACGAAGATTCGAGTTGCAGCCTATGCTAGAGTTTCAACAGATAGTGATGAACAGCTTGTAAGCCTTAAAGCACAGCGAGAGCATTATGAAACTTATATTAAATCCAACTCAGAATGGGAGTTTGCAGGTCTCTATTATGACGAAGGTATATCAGGAACCAAAAAGGAAAAACGACCAGAACTTCTTCGTATGATACGTGATTGTGAGAACGGGAAGATAGATTTTATTGTTACTAAATCAATTAGTCGGTTTGCCCGTAACACAATGGACTGTCTAGAATTGGTAAGAAGTTTGATGGATATCGGTGTTTATATTTATTTTGAGAAAGAAAATTTAAATACAGGTGACATGGAGAGCGAGCTAATGCTTTCTATCCTCTCAGGTTTTGCAGAAGAAGAGTCTGCATCAATATCACAAAATACCTCATGGTCAATTAATAAGAAATTTCAAAATGGTAGTTACATTATTGGCAGTCCTCCTTATGGTTATGCCAATGTAAATGGTGAGATGGTTATTGTTCCAGAGGAAGCTGAAGTAATAAAACGCATTTTTGCAGAATGCCTTTCAGGTAAAGGTGGAAGTATCATAGCAAAAGGCCTGAACAGAGATAAGATTCCTGCAAGAAGAGGCAACCATTGGAGTCCGGGGACGGTGATTGAAATGCTCCGGAACGAAAAATACAAAGGTGATGTCCTTTTCCAGAAGACATATACGGACAGCAACTTCAACCGTCATATTAACAATGGCGAGAAGGATCAGTTTTACTGTAAGAATCACCACGAACCTATTATCAGCAGAGAAGTATTTTCTAAGGCTCAAAAGCTGATAGCAGAAAGAGCAAAGAATTGTAATAAATCCATTGCTAAGAATACTTATCAAAACAGATATGTATTGAGTGGAAGAATAATCTGTGGAGAGTGCGGTTCCAAGTTTAGGAGAAAAACAAACTACTCTGTTGGTAGAAGTTATATAGCCTGGAGTTGCATAGGACACATTGAAGACAAGAATAGTTGCTCCATGCTATTTTTGCGTGATGGAGAGATAAAAGCAACATTTGCGACGATGATGAATAAGCTTGCATTCAGCAGAGAGATAATACTGGAGCCACTTTACGAAGCAATAAACAAAATTGACGAAGAATGCGACCTTGAAAGAATTGATGCCATAGATAAGCGCATGGAACAATTAACCGAAGAACGCAATACCCTTATTGGTCTTATGACAAAAGGGTTTCTTGAACCAGCACTTTTTAACAAGGAACGAAATGTTCTAGATATAGAGATAAAAAATCTTACTGCTGAGAAGACGAACTTGGTAATGTCATTTACCAATGGCACTTCACAGTCAGACGAGGTAAAGGCTCTTCTTGATTATTTGTCAGTAGAAAAGTTTGATGGTAATTATACGGATGCGGCATTTGAAAGGTTTGTTGAAAATATAATTGTAGATTCAAGGGATGAACTAATATTTAAAATGAAATGCGGTCTTTCCCTTAAAGAAAAGGTGGTGAGATAAATGGCCTATGTACCATACGGATATACAATTATGGATGGAGTTGTTACTGTCGATGAAAAGGCAGCAGGTCAAGTAAAGGAGTTCTTTGAAAAATACATATCAGGACTTTCCCTTACAGTGGCTGGCGAACAGGCAGGTATTGAAAAGACCCATTCAGTAATGGGACGTATCTTGAAAAATGTCCTTTATCTCGGAGATGATGTATATCCAGCAATCATAGATAAGGAGACATTTGATAAGGCGGAGGAAGTTAGAAATAAACGTGCAAAAGACCTAGGAAGAATTGTGGAACTCGCAGCTTTTACCTCTCCCCCTCCTATGGAACGGTTCAAGATGGGAAAAGTAGAAGGAAAACTTCCAGCGGAGCCTATCGCACGAGCAGAGTACTTATATAATCTGATAGAAAGCGAGTGATAAAGTGACTGAAAAAAGTATAACTGTAATTCCAGCACGAAAAAGATTTGGAAACACAGTTGCAAAAGAAAAAATAAAGAAACTGCGTGTCGCTGCCTATTGCCGTGTTTCTACAGAAACAGAAGAGCAGAATTCAAGCTATGAGGTGCAGGTAGCTCATTACACAGAGTTTATAAAGAAAAATAATGAATGGGAGTTTGCAGGCATATTTGCTGATGACGGTATATCCGGCACTAATACCAAAAAACGTGAAGAGTTCAACCGAATGATAGACGAGTGCATGGAGGGTAAAATAGATTTAGTTATTACCAAGTCCATTAGTCGATTTGCTCGTAATACTCTAGATTGCCTAAAATACATTAGACAACTCAAGGAAAAGAACATAGCAGTATTTTTTGAGAAAGAGAACATCAATACAATGGATGCTAAGGGTGAAGTATTGCTTACCATCATGGCATCCCTTGCACAGCAAGAAAGTCAGAGCCTTTCACAAAACGTTAAACTCGGACTTCAGTACCGATACCAACAAGGCAAGGTGCAGGTCAACCACAAGCGTTTTATGGGTTACACAAAAGATGAAGATGGCAACTTGATAATAGTTCCTGAAGAGGCTGAAATTATTAAACGTATTTATAGAGAATACCTTGAGGGAAAGAGTTTAGCGGGTATTGGTAGGGATCTTGAAAAGGATGGTATTTTAACAGCTGCCGGAAAACCAAAGTGGAGGCCAGAAACCATAAAGAAGATTCTTAATAACGAGAAATACATCGGTGATGCCCTTTTGCAGAAGACCATTACAGTGGATTTTCTTACAAAGAAAAGAGTCAAGAATGAAGGTCATCTCCCACAGTATTATGTTGAAAATAGCCATGAGGCTATCATTCCAAAAGAACTCTTTTTACAAGCACAGGAAGAACTTCATCGCCGGAATAACATTTATACAGGCACAGACAAGAATAAAAGAATTTATAGCAGTAAATACGCTTTGAGCACCATAACCTTCTGCGGTGATTGTGGTGATATTTACAGACGAACATATTGGAATGTTCACGGTAGAAAAGAAATTGTTTGGCGGTGCGTAACAAGAATCGAGCAAGGCCCCAAAGTATGTAAGAGCCGAACAGTAAAGGAAGGCGATTTATATGATGTTGTTATGACTGCCATTAATAGATTACTTGCTGGCGGCGATAACATGGAG